ACCGGGTTCATTTCCTGGTCTAGTGGTGCTGGAGGGGACAAACTCGTCACCTCCTGCGGGGGATACCTAAGTACCCACCCCGCGGCCTTAACCAGGCCGCGCCCACCCGAGCTTGATGTAGACGCGCTCGGGGCGTCCAGCACGCTCCAAATGCTCATCATCAACGCTTGCAACGTCGAAGTCTTGGCCACTTCGGGGTCGCCACCCTAGTCGGGTGTCGCCCCATGGCTTCGAACTGAGACATTTGAGCAGGGCTCCAGGTCCCTCGAGGTGATCCCGAGGAGACTTGCCAACCTTAATGTAGCCCCTAGCTAGGGGGCTCTGGTTGGACGGGTCCAATCGCTGGAATTGGTATCCCAGCACGGACTCGCGCCCTAGCAACGACGTGTCTGGCCCTACTACAGGGTAGTGATGTAACAAACCCTGTAGGAAGTTATCCAGCCACGCGGCCGTCTGCCACAACCCCGCCCAGTAGGCGAGGTTACGCAGCGAGACAGCGGCGATCACGCCGTCCGCGTCCTGCCGTGATCGAGGGAGTGATTGACGGACTTTGACAACACTAACGTCAACGCCGTCATACCACTCACTCCCACAAGACTCTCTGAACCTTCCGGTCCAGTAAGACTTGCTGACATTAACTCGATATCCGAAGATCTCGAGCATGTCCACCACGGACAGCACACAGTCTCGAGGGACAATCAGATCGTCCCCAAAGACACGCACCGCACCCACGTATTGAGCAAGCTCATCACGTGAGTTAAATGGTGTGCCTAGCTCCCGCTCAATCCCGAGAAAGATCACGGCCAAGAAGACCATGGCCTCGATCGGGAAAGTGAGAGCTGAACCCATCGACGCATACTTGGCGAGGCGTAGAACGCCATGTCCAGGTACGTCAGCCGTCATGGATCTACAAGCTTGAACAGCCGCAAGCAAAGACGGTTGTCCAGCAAGTAGAGCCATTACATGCTGATTCGAAACACGGTCGGAGGCTTCGCTTAGATCAAGCGTCGCCAGATCCCCGCTGAGGGATCCTAGTCGAGCCAGTTCCTGGTTAGGGACTTGGTCATCGATCCCGATCATGCGCGACAGGATGCTATCCTGTTCTAGCGCATCACGTAGAGATCGCTGAAGAGCCTGCTGGGAATACTGCATCCAGCTCGGCTCAATAGCGATAATTCGTGGTGCTTTGAGCGTTTTAGGAACAGTAACCACCCTGACGGGTGGTTCTGAACCGGGTTCGAGAACAGTAAGTTCCCCAACCATCCCACGCAGATGTTCTTGCGCGTTATGGTAAAGGAACTCCTCAGAGAGTATGTGAGCCCTCTGAAGGCGGGTAGTCCAGGTTCGCAAATCCCACTTAGCATTCGTGCTAAGGCGATCTGCGACAGCGCCTGGGCCATGCTTTGGATGCAACCTACCCCAGTCGATATCACTATCGACGAGGTTAACTACATCCTGATAAAGCAAATCAGAAATTCTCTCAAGATCCGCCAAGTAGGCTGGATCTAGTAGAGAATCTGACTCCCGTACGTCCTTCTCACACTGGACAAACTCCTCCATCGCACGCCTCTCACGCTCCAGTGTTACATGGAGAGAGCCACCTTCGCGGGTGGACTCAGGGAGGGCGATCTTGCTGAACGTCAACGTGAGTTGACGCACAGCATAGATTGCTTCGATGTCGGGGTCGTCCAGAAGAACACCATTAGCCGGATTGAACACGCGTTGAGTGAAACCTGACAGGAATGCCGGGAGACACGTAGGACGCTTCTTCCCGAAAGAAGAAGCATCCGAGGCAACGACAAAACCTTGATCGAGCCATCTTTGGAATGACTTACCAAAGTCTGCCAGAGTTATCCCGAGAAAGGACAACCCCTCGTGTTCAAACCGCTGCGCGACCGTTGTTTGGTCGCGTAGGGCGCTAGTGCTACATCGTACGGCCAATTCGTTGGCCGTACAGGACCAGAGTGAGATCAGGCACGGTTTAATGCTCTCCTCCTAGATAGGGGGTTCGCAACCTCAGCCTGTATCAACGATCCATACAAGCAACCACCCATAACAGAAAGCTGATGTCCGTATTACAGGATGTCAGCGAGCTGAAACAGAGCGGTTACCTGCGGCTGGGTAAGCTTAATGGCCCACTCCTTCCGGAGTCGGTCTTCGGCTACCAAGCCATCGGTCTTGAAGATCTGAATCGCGAGTACGAGGTATCCTACCTCCCACTCGTGAAACAGTTCGTCCAAGATCTTAAGGTTACTGCTCATATCAGCTCCTGATTGGGTGGTTGTTACATGGATTAAGACGTCCACTACGTCCGGGAAAAGGATTCTTGCAGGCGTTTCACGGCCAACAAAAAGCCTTGGAATGCCGCTTGCTGCCGCAGGGTCTGATGTTTCCTGACCCAAACGGTAACTTGCAGAACTCCCTTGCGTGGAATGGGATTTGAACGATCCCCATTCTCCGCAGGACCCCAGACGACGCAGACGTCAGTCTTGTTTGCGTCACCACTCATAGGCACGAGGTGTGCCCAAGAATGATGACCTGGCCTGCGAGGTAGAGCGCGTCGATAACGACCACAAGAGCCACTACAGCCTTCCGGCTGACAGTGATTCGAGGATCAAAATCGGAGCGTCGACGACCGGGAACTACCCGATCGTCCTCAGGGAGAGTGGGATCATCGCTTTCACGGCGACCCCAATCCCTCTGATCACTTCGCGAGCCCTCACCTCGCCACGCCACGAGTCTCTACGACTCGCCAGCGAGGATCTTGGTGAGGAGGAGCCCAGAGGACGCCGTCAACATGGTGATGAACCCGTCGACGACGTTCTTCTGCTCAGCTGCGGTATACCCATCCTCCACGTCAAAGACCATGTGTGTCGACATAGACACACGTCGGTTCTCGACGGGGCGGTTGGGGTCCGGAGCGAGTTTCTCCACAGTGATCTTGACCATCCGCCGCGTCCTTCCCTTCCTGCCGGACTCGTGAGAGACCGTCAGTGTGGTAAGGCCATCGGCGCTCCGGTAAATGCTAGGGTTCCCCTCCGCGTCCGCAACTGCGACGCGAGGGAGGCTCAGAGCACTTGCCGGGGCAATAGTGATGGAAGCAGGATCAGCAAACGACATAGGCATCACTCCTAGGAGCTCCCGTAGGAACTCCCTTCTGGCTTTGACGGTACTTTGTACCCCTCACTTCGATCGGGAGATCCCGAGCGCAATGAGGATGGCTATCTGGCGGGGTGTGAACCCCTCCCAGGTTAGTCCGAACCCGAAGGGCGTTGCCTGTACACGCTTTTTCACCTCGTGAGAGATGATAAGCGGTCCAGGTACAGCAGTGCCACCCAAAAACCACTGGGGGCCGCTGTAAGAGTACACATACTGACGGAACGAGTGTTCCATCATGTACCCGTACCTCAACACCAGGCCATCGGTAAGGTAGTCGGAAACGTTGGAAAGAACATCTCCAGCGTTCCCGATCCAATCGAGGGCCCAGCTCCAAGGGGTGAGGTTCCAGAGAACTTCTGGCGTAAGATCGGTACCGAGGATGATACTCGCCTTATCAGCGAGACTTCTTACCCCTCTACGAGACTGGTAGTCCGTAGGAAGGTAATAAGTAAAAGCACCCTCGAACCATCTACGACGAGACCAAAGTTCCGATCTCGTAACCACACCCGTCCGGGGAACGCCCGGGTCAAAGGCAGAGTGCGTGGCCGCAATGAAGGGCCTTGTACCCGTCCTATAAACCGAGTTAGATCCCCCGGATTCTGTTGGGAAAACCTTG